AATCATCGAGACTGATGCTCAAAACACAGCAACTGCTGGTGGCGACATCAAAGCTGCTATCCTTGCACACAAAGATGCAATGGTATTGGCTGAGCAGATGGCTGTTCGTTCACAGACTCAGTACAAGCAAGAGTATCTATCTACTCTGTACACTGCTGACACCCTCTTCGGTGTTAAGACTGTACGTCCTGAGGCTGGTTTCGTACTCGCTGTTAACGCTTAGTAGTAACTCTCAAGACTCTCCAGCGTATGCTGGGGAGTTTTGTTTAAGTGCATTCACTGAGTGTATTTAAACAAATAAGGAGATAGATCTTGGCAATTTATCGTGGAGCAGGTGGTGCAGGAGACGCTACCCAGGATGCTGCAAGTGAAGTATTATTAGCTCTAGCTGCTAAAGACGCAGCAATTGCTGCTCAGACTGCTGCAGAGATTGCTCAAGCTGCGGCTGAGGTTGCACAGGCTGCTGCAGAGACTGCAGAAACAAACGCTGAAACTGCAGAGATCAATGCAGAAACTGCGGAGACTAACGCAGAAACTGCACAGGCTGCTGCCGAGGCTGCCCAAGCTGCAGCGGAAGCTGCTCAACTAGCAGCAGAGACTGCAGAGACTAATGCTGAGACTGCTGAAACTAACGCTGCTGCTTCTGCCAGTGCAGCTTCTACTTCTGCGTCTAACGCTGCTACTTCTGCCTCGAATGCTGCTACATCAGAAACTAACGCAGCCAACAGTGCATCTGCTGCGTCTACTTCAGCAACTAATGCAAGTAACTCTGCCAGTGCTGCTGCAACCTCTGCTACGAATGCCAGTAACTCGGCATCTTCTGCAGCTACTTCAGCAAGCAATGCCAGTAACTCTGCTACACTAGCTCAAGACTGGGCTACTAAAACTACTGGTACGGTAGATGGTTCTGAGTATTCTGCTAAGTATTATGCTAATCAAGCAGCTACTACGCTATCAAGTTCACTGCTAAAAGCAAACAATCTTTCTGATTTAACAAACACTGCAACAGCAAGAACAAACTTAGGTGTAGCAATTGGTACAGATGTCCAAGCCTATGATGCTGACACCGTAAAGTATGACGATGCTAACCCATCGTTTACTGCTACATCAGCTATCAAGATTCCAGCAGGAACGACAGGAGAAAGACCTACAGGAGTCGCTGGTAAGTTACGCTTTAACTCTACAACGAATGAGTTTGAAGGCTACAACGGTACTGCTTGGGCTTCTGTCGGTGGCTCTGCAATATCTAACGATACTTCTACTTCTACCGATGTCTATCCTGCATTCTTAAACGCTACAACTGGTACTGCTACGGCTATTTATACTAGTAACGCTAAGTTACTATACAAGCCCAGCACAGGAGAATTAAAGTCTTCTCAGCTTGTGGCTACTAACGGCATCGTAGTAAATAACATGACAATCGGAGCAAACTATACAATTCCTAGCGGTTATTCTGCTAGTTCTGTTGGAGCAGTAACAATCTCTAGCGGAGTTACTGTAACAGTTCCTACTGGTAGTCGTTGGGTTGTACTATAAAGGAATAACATGAGTTCTCTTATCACCAAAGGTAATGCTGCTGGAACAGGCTCGGTCACATTAGAAAGCCCAAACACCAATAGCGACTTTACTATTTCGTTACCAGCCGCTACTGGCACTGCTGTTGTTGCTGGTCAAAATAGTGCGATTACTGCTGCTACAGCACAAACAGCATCGGGAAGCTCTGTAGATTTTACTAGTATTCCTAGCTGGGTTAAGCGAATTACTGTTAGTTTAGACGCTATCAGTTTTGCTGCTGCTGGTGCTGCCCGTTTGCGAATTGGCACATCATCTGGGCTGGCTACCTCTGGGTATTCAACTCAAACTTATGCAATCCAAGCTGCTGCTGCAACAACTTCTTCTACTAGTACGGATGGAATTGGGTGGAGTTCAACTGGTTCTGCTGGTGGTACTAATTCAGGACACTTTGTATTAACAAATTTGTCTGGGAACACATGGATTTGTACCCAAATGATAAGTCGATCAGATAGTTATTTGTTATTTGCAACTGGCTCAATTACTCTATCAGGGACTCTTGACCGACTTTCATTAGTAGCAACAACTAGCACATTCGATGCTGGCACTATTAACATTTTGTATGAATAGGAACTAACGATGTCTTACGGCACAGTTCAAGCAAACGCAATACAAGGCTCTATCAATACCTTTAGCCCTAATTCTGCTGTATTTCGCAATAGAATCATCAATGGTGCGATGGTGATTGACCAGCGTAATGCTGGTGCTGAAGTTAATCCAGCTGTAAGTGGTGATTATTATACAGATAGATGGCGAGTGGTTTCCTCAGCAGCATCTAAATTTAAAATTGGTCAAAACGCTGGTTCTGTAACTTCCCCAGCTGGATTTACTAATTATTTAGGAGCTACATCTTTATCTGCTTATACAGTAGGTTCTGGCGAAACCTATAATATTCAACAAAGAATTGAAGGCTACAACATTGCCGATTTAGGTTGGGGAACTCTTAACGCTAAAACTGTAACCTTGTCATTTTGGGTGCGTTCTAGTCTTACAGGAACTTTTGGTGGCTCATTAAAAAATAGTGCGGCAGACAGAAGTTATCCGTTTTCTTACACAATTTCTTCAGCAAACACTTGGGAATATAAAACTATTACGATTGCTGGAGATACAAGCGGAACATGGCTAACGACTAATGGAGTTGGTATTGCTGTATTTTTTAGTCTAGGTTCTGGTTCTACTGTTAGTGGAACTGCTGGTGCTTGGGCTGGAGCAAACTACAATTCAGCCACAGGAGCAACATCCGTAGTCGGCACAAACGGAGCAACTTGGTATATCACAGGAGTTCAGTTAGAAGTAGGAGAATCTGCTACTGGATTTGATTACAGACCTTATGGAACTGAATTAGCTTTGTGTCAGAGGTATTATTATAAAGTTGGTCCTGGACCAGCAAATGCTAGGATTATGTCTGGTTATGCAGTAAGCACTACTGCTTCTGACTTATTGTTTGCGTTACCAGTATCTATGAGAGACGCACCAGCTGCATTAGAACAATCTGGAACTGCTGCTGATTACAACACAGTTTACGCTGGATCAAACGCAAACTGTACTTCTGTTCCAACTTACCTAAGCTCATCAAATATTTCGGCTGGTGTGCGTTATACAAACTCTGCTGTTTTAACCGCTAACGGAGGAGTAGTAGGAAGACTAAATGCTAATGGTTACTTAGCCTGGAGTGCGGAACTATGATTTATAAAATGTTGCCTACGATTGAAGGCGAACCACAAATCTTTGCCCGCATTGACGATGATGGAAAATGCCGAGTAACTTGCATTGCAGAAAACCCTGAGTTTCAAGAATACCTAAAAAATGGCGGTGAACTGCAAGATGCCGATGGCAATGTGATGACACAAGAACAAGCTGAACAATTTATTAAGGAACTTCCATGAGTGTTATTATTGACGGCACAAACGGTATCTCGGATGTAGACGGTTCAGCTTCTACTCCAGCAATCCGAGGAACTGACGCTAATACTGGTATTTTCTTCCCAGCAGCAGATACGATTGCGTTCGCTGAAGGTGGTACTGAAGTAGCTAGAATTGATTCGTCAGGGAACTTGGGTATTGGTACTTCTACTGTAAGTGCAAAATTAGATGTTGTTGGTGGCACTGGTATAAGAGTTAATGAAGACGGTGCTGGCACAAAAGTAATTCAAGTTCGTTCTAATTGGGCTGGTGTAGACCCTGCTATTAATGTTCAAACAAATCATGCTTTGTTGTTTAACACTAACGGTACAGAACGAATGCGTATTAGCTCTAGTGGTAGTGTGTTCGTTGGAAAAACAGCAGAAAATGATAATGCTGGAACAACTTTGTATCAAAGCGGATATGTTTATCTTGTAAGAAATGCTGGAGCTCCTCTTGATATAAATCGTTTGACAGATGATGGCACTTTAGTAGGCTTTTATCAAGCTTCAACAATAGAAGGTTCGATTTCTGTATCAGGAACTACTGTTTCATACAATGGTGGACACTTATCTCGCTGGTCGCAATTACCAAACAACCAAAAAGACGATACTTTACTCAAGGGAACTGTAATGTCTAATCTTGATGATATGTGTGTTTGGGCTAAAGATGGTGAAGTATTGCCAAATGAACAGCTAAACAAGATGAAAGTATCAGATGTTGAAGGCGATACAAATGTGGCTGGTGTGTTTGTAAGCTGGCAGTTTGATGAAAAATGTCAATCTGATGATATGAATGTGGCTATGACAGGCGATATGATTATTCGTATTGCACAAGGTGTTGTAGTTCAACGAGGTGATTTGCTAATGTCGGCTGGTGATGGAACTGCTAAACCACAAGGCGATGATATTGTTCGTTCTAAGACAATCGCTAAAGTAACATCAAATTATGTAACTTGCACATATGAAGATGGTTCTTACTGTGTGCCTTGTGTGCTAATGGCTTGCTAATTAATAATAAGAGATAATTATGGCAGACATCGATCCAGTAGAATACGGCAAGCTAGTACAAGCTGTCGAAAACTTAGAATCCAAAGTAAACACAATGGAGACCGACATCAAGAAGCTAGTAGCAATGGCAGAGAGATCTAAAGGATCGTTGTGGGCTATCATGGGAGCTGCCTCAGTCTTTGGTGGTTTTGCAACTTGGGTAGCAGAACTGGTATTTAAGAAATGAGTAGACCACATTCCGTTGGTAAAGACTTAGTAGCAAATACTAAGACTACTATGTTTACTGTTCCTACTAGGAATATTGCTCGTTGGAGTTTACTCTTTGCAGCAAATCACAGTGCTTCTTCTAAGTGGTTTACTTGCTGGTGGTACGACTCCAGTGAAAACACTGAGATAGAAGTAGTCTTTGAATACGGTCTAACTGCTAAGTCATACCTAAAGTTTGATGGATCAGAAGTAATACTAGACGAAGGTGACGAGATTCGAGTACAGTCTGAGACAGGATCTACAACAACTTGCATTATCACCGTAGAACTAGAGCAACGCAGTACCGTACAACAATTTCTATAGGAGTCTTAGATGCCACTCGCTAAAGGTAAGTCTCAAAAGACAATCAGTAAAAATATATCAAAGTTAGTAAAAGAGGGTCGTCCTCAGAAGCAAGCCGTAGCAATTGCATTACAGACTGCTAAAGTTAAAAAGAAAGGAAAATAATATGCCAATGGTAAAAGACAAGAAGTTCCCCTACACTTCTAAAGGTAAAAAGGAAGCGAAGCAATACGCTCAGAAGACTGGTGCTAAGATGGTATCTAAGCCAGCTAAGAAGATGGGTGCTAAGCGTGGCTACTAAGCCAGGACTCTATGCCAACATTGCAGCTAAGCGTCGTCGGATAGCTGCTGGGTCTGGTGAAAAGATGCGGAAGGTTGGTTCTAAAGGAGCTCCTACGGCTAAAGCTTTTAAGGAAGCTGCTAAGACAGCAAAGAAGAAATGATTAAAAAAGGTAAAGAAACATTCTCTGGCTACAATAAGCCTAAGCGTACTCCTAATCACCCTACTAAGTCTCATGCTGTATTGGCTAAGTCTGGTACTCAGGAGAAGCTTATTCGCTTTGGTCAACAAGGTGTAAGCGGAGCAGGTTCAACTCCTAAGACCCCAGGAGAAAAGGCTAGGCAAAAGAGCTTCAAAGCTCGTCACGCTGCAAATATCGCTAAAGGTAAGATGTCTGCTGCTTACTGGGCAGATAAAGTTAAGTGGTAGGGTATTGACTTTTAACCAATTTTATGGTATAATATATTATGGCATCGATGAACTATATCCAACTTGTAAATGACGTACTTGTCAGGCTGCGTGAGCCAGAGGCTTCCTCAGTTTCTGATACAGCTTATGTCAAGCTTATCGCTAAGTTTGTCAATGATTCAAAGCGTGTCGTAGAAGATTCCTACAACTGGAATAGTCTGTCTGAGACG